TTGAATTTGAGTTTGCAGCTGAGTTTGCAGCTGAGTTTGCAGTTGAGTTTGCAGTTGAGTTTGCATTTGAGTTTGCAGTTGAGTTTGCAGTTGAGTTTGCAGTTGAGTTTGCAGTTGAGTTTGTTACAACAGATGAAGTATTATCAATATTTGATGATATCGCAGAAGATTCGATTTTCATTTGTGCAACTTCAGTATATGACATTGCACTTTTGGGATTGTGTATTTTTGGTTCTTTACAATGCATAGACGGTTGGTGTGACATTTTCGTCTTATCGTTTATCTTATAATATTTTTCTTTTTATATTATTTGATATATTATGGTTAAACTTGACCCTACGATATGGGGACCACATTACTGGTTTTTTTTAATGTCTACTGCGGTAAATTATCCTGACCATGTAAATGATGTTACACGAAAAAAATACTATGATTTTATCCAAAATTTTCCATTGTTAATACCAGACCCAGAAATGTCCGCCGAATTTAGCCGTATGTTGGACAAATATCCAGTTACGCCTTATTTAGACAGTCGAACTTCCTTTATAAAATGGGTACATTTCATTCATAATCGCTATAATGTTCTTTTATTTAAGGACGAGTTAACCTTGCACGACGCTCTAGAAAGATATTATTTACACTATCGACCAAAGCCAATACAATTATTAGAAGAGTTAAAATACCGAGAAAAATTGGTTTACTTCATTATATTGGTTGGATTGTTATATGCCGCATACTATTATCATAATCGTTAATATTTATCGGTGTATAATATAACTGAATTGTGTTATGATTAAAGTAGAATATATTATATTTGTCATTACCGCAGTTTTAATTGCAAATACATATTATGATGGTAATCTGTTTAAAATGTTTCAGTCCAATCAAAAATTGATAAAAATGGCAACATACGGATTTGTGGGGTTATCATTATTTATTTTTTTAAGACGAAATCCGGAAAACTCTAGGCAATTGCTTTTTCACGCCAATGATATAATTAAGTATATGCCAATTAGTAAAGGAACTGCAGATATAATTACGCCATTTTTCGATTTTACAAATAATAAATCGTTTTTGAATAATGATGTTAATATGCTACCCGCGCATCAAAATATGATGTCCTCATATATGGCGACTGGTGGTAGTGATGGTAGTGGTAGTACTGCTGGTGGAATATCTAGTAATGGCATAATTCCAAACAATAACCAATCTGGTGCTGGTGGTGGTTCAAGTGCCGCAGAACGACGATTATTAAATTCTGGTAAGGGTTCTAATAAACGAAGTGTAAGTGAAACCAAAAAGAAATATGTAGCTGCTCAACAGGGATGGAAGTGCGGTGATTGTCAGAGACAACTGCCTGCTTGGTTTGAAGTTGACCATGTCATTGCATTAGAACATGGAGGTTCAAATCATGTAGATAATTTAGTAGCATTATGTCGCGATTGTCATGGAAAAAAAACGGCAATGTCGTTCTTGTAAACACAGTCAATATAATAATATCATATAATTATAATTGGTAATAATTCGCATTATAATTATATTTATATAAATTAAGGATTTCATCAATGGAACATACCCCATTAGAAATAAAGAATATAATTGAATATATACCACTTGTTATCATTATCGTTATAATAGTAGTAACCGCATTAACATGGGATGTCATGATAAATAAAATTCACTATTTTGTAACATTAATTGGCGTTTTTTTATGGGCCATTTATCTTTATATAGGAAGCAATTCAAATAAAATAATTGATTGGCGTAATGATGATGATGATTATATAATCCCGCTACCCGAAGAAAACAAAGATTATAATAATATTACCTTAGTAAAAATGGGTTCGAAAATACTTGCTCCATTAGGTATATTAGCTGGGGGGATAGTATTAGGGGCAAGTTCGTCAGACTTTCTACAAGAAGCGTCCATTGACAAAGGTATCACTTTCAAGTCAGTTGGTGCCATTATTTTATGTATTAGTATTATTGGCATAATTTTTACTATTTTAAAATTATTTAATTATAATTTGTTTAATATTTTTGGTATTGGCGGTGATAATAATAACACTGATACCAATAACAACAATTTATATATTGATGATAATATAAAATATATTACTCCTATATCGATTATATGTTTAATTATCGGCATTTATTTAATAGTCGCCGGTATTAAAAATGATAAAAATATTGCGGCAGGCGAAATTATTGATGATTCAAAAGTTATTAAATTTAGTCCTCAAAGACTTGCTCTTTCAGGCGGATTAATTGCGCAAATAGTTGCTGTTGGATTGATTCTTTATTTTATGTATGAATATCGTCTTTTGTATACTTTGGACGATGTCGAATCCACTTTAAACATTGTTAAGAACATTATTAAGTTTTTATTGTGTTTGGGCCTTTTTCTTACAGGTATTCTTTGTTGGGCTAAAAGCCGGCAATGGCCAGGTATCGGAACAACCACCGGTAAAGATACTCCCGAATCAAATACATTTGCGGCACACGGTGGTGTTTACCTTATATTATTTTCTATTGCATTTGTATTTTGTATCGGTGGATTATTGAAATATAAGACTTATTCTTATTCAGGAATTGCATTATTGGGCGTTTTGATAATTTTATTTATTGTAAATCTTATTGATAGTAGTTATGACGAACATCTTTATAACCAAAAACATCTTAGCTACGAAGAAACAAAAATATATAAAGAAAAATTATATGCTGAGACAAAAAGAGAAGTAGAGCAAAGTGGTTCGACCGGAAATATCGAACCGATCATACAAGCCAAAATTGATGAGAAAATCTTGAAAATAAAAAAACAAGAACATCCATCTAATGCTATAACTATTTCATTTTCGATTATTTCAATTATTATTGTCATATTCATGACATTATTTAGATATGTAAAACATCGATTAACTGATGCCGTTTCATTACCTAAAACTTTTTGGTATCTTTTTATTAATGATGATGATGATGGTCAATTGAAAAATAAACAAAATTCATTTGCATATAAAAACTATTTAAAATCGGACTCCATCGATAATCTTACCGGCAAAGAATGGGACACCATCATACAAATGCATAATGTTGATTCAATCGGAACAACAGTATCACAATCAAATACTTTTAATATTTGGGCAGTTTATTTTGCTTCGATGGCGCGTTGGAATCCATTTTTATCAGTTATTTTAATTATTTTATGGATGTCTATCATTTATACATATGTGATCACATCCGGTAAAACTGATATGTGGATTGCTAATTCGTTTAATGGAGATATGTTTTCCAAAATAAAGGACTTATTTCATTCATTTTTTGTTACAATTATTGTAGCATTATTACTTGCAGCAGTAATACTTATACCTATAATTAAAGAATTCAATACTAGCGCATTAGATAATATATTAAAATTCGCAGAGTCTATACAGGTATGGCAATGGGAAATTAAAGAGGTGTTTGCCGGCGGCGGTTCGCCATCATCTTCTAATCACTATACAGTTCATGATAAAAATGTTCAGTCTGGTGGTTTTTTTAATGCTGGTTCTTGGTCTTGGATCATTGCATTGATTTGTTCGATGGCTTTATGGGTATTCATCGTATTTATGCCAAGTTATTTCGAATATTGGAGCAAAGGTAAAAATTTTGATGATGTTTTTTTAGGATATTTTATATTTGCTACTCTTTTTTGTTGGCTTTCAAAATCAGCATTTAAATCTTGGTTTGATGGTAGTAGTTTGAATAATTATTTTGCAAATGACTTTTTTTTAACTAAAATATTACGACCTTTTTTTACGATAATTTATTTAGTTCCTTTCTCATTATGGACCATCATTAAACTTATTATATGGGGTATTATATCTGCATTAGCTCTGTTCAAGAATGATATTTTCAATATAAAACGACGAGAAGAATGGGATAAATTTAAATTGATATTTTTTGGAAGAGGCGAATTAACTAGTAATACTGACCTTAGATTTTTTGGTGATTTGTTCGGGAAAATCCCTACTCCGGAATCTGTATCGACTACATTTATTACTCAAGAACAAAAAGATATTAAAACTACAGATAAAACGCCCAACAATGATCAGACGCCTATTTGTGGAATTATCGGTGGCTTAACATATAAAGATGGCCGATCGAGTCGAATATCCAGAGAAGACCAATTGAGTCTTGAAAGTGTGGTAAGAGAGTATGTAAAATCCG